CCCGAAGGGGTCCGGCTCTACTCACAGCGTGAGCAGCGCAACCGGCAAGCCGGCGTGGGTATTAACGACATGAAGGAGGGAGACTTGCAGAAACTTACGTTCACGTCTAGTGCGTACGGATCGACGGCAACGCCGCCGGTTACGTTCACACGTCGACGTCACCGTATTATCGGCGATGTCTTCCTCAATCAGTCAGTCAGCAATGACTCACTGTTTCTTCATGTGCGGACTGGATATTCTACGAATCGTCGACGCCTACTTAATGGCACGACGACCTTGTGGATTCCTCCAAGTTCGTATGGTCGATCGCAAAACCAATTCCGCGTGCTCACCATTCTCCCGTTTTCCGCGGGAGGGGGTGACTACTGGAAGGATGGCGTGATCACACCGGGGGCTTTTCATACCGCGTACAGTAATAGTACGTCGGGACTGATTATTCCCTGGTATACGACCTATCGTTACGGGAAGCCAAACTCGTCATTCGAGCTCACGAATACCCGCAACATGGCTGTCACCAAGGCGTTAAACGACCTTGGAGGGGCCAAAGCGAACGTGGGCGAGGCATTGGCAACCGTCAGACAGACGGCCGACATGTTCATAGAGAAGGGCATCTTGGCTCTATCTTTCATTCGAAGGATAAAGTCCGGACGCTTCCTCCAGGACCTCGCAGGACTGAACGTCAATAAAGTTCTGCATTTGCTGAAGCACGGTCAAATTGACCGGAGAGCAGCAAATCGTTGGCTTGAGTTCCACTATGGCTGGAGACCGTTGGCACAGGATGCTTATGGTCTGTACGAACTTCTGCAACAGCAGTTGTCCGAACCAGCTTTGTTAGTACACGGTCGCGGAAAGGCATCCCTTGTGGGTACCGGACAGCGATCGTCGAAGACAACGACTTTCGTCGCAGGTGTGGATTTCACCGAGACGGCCGAGCTCCAGATCAGGGTTAACCTGACTGGGCGCGTCCAGGGTGATCAGATTGCTCGCACTGTTAATCAGGCGGGCCTGGTCAACCCAGCGTCCTTAGCGTGGGAATTGATCCCGTTCAGCTTCGCCCTTGATTGGGTGGTGCCAATAGGATCAGTACTTTCTGCTTTGTCCGCTACCTCGGGTCTAGACTTCGTTGGTGGCCATCGGACCGAACGGTATTGCCGTAGCACGGTGGGGGTTTCCAATTCTCCGGTAGGAGATGGGGATCCCGCATCGAGCGATTGGCGTACCTTTGGTTTCGATAGGTATACGTATTCGGCCTTTCCAGGCCCTGCTCCGTATATCAAGCCATTCTACACAGGTGGTGATCGTTTCGCAACGATTGCTTCCCTGTTAACCAATCTCCTCGGTAAGAGGTGATTTCCTTAAGCGCAATCCCGCGTGAGAGGAGCTGGATTAGAGACCAGCATTACCCTAAGAGAGAGGAAAAGAAATGCCTCAACTCCAAAACTTGGTCCTCACAGACCGAGCCGCGACTCCGGTTAACCACACCTTCACCCCTCGGGGGAAGGAAGGCTTGAACGGTGGTCGGGTGGTCAAAGCGGGCGTAGCCACCATTGGTGACTACATCTTTACCGTGGAACCTCGGGAAACCCCCGGGGGCCGCAGGAAGATCGCTTGCCGCCTCGTTCTCCCCGTTGTTCAGCAGAAGACTGAGAACGGCGTCAGCTCCTACGTGGTCGTGCGTGTTGCACGTGCCATGGTGGAGTTTGACCTGTCGAACGACAGCACTGACCAGGAAATCAAAGACCTGGTCGGCATGCTGCAGTCGTCTCTGGACCCTTCGAAGACGCTCGTGAATAACGTCGTCATTGGCCGAGAGAACGTGTTCTGATGCGGGGTCTTGTAATCGCTTTGTCGATTGCATTGATCTTTGCGTCAGGCTCTTTCGTCTCGTTCCTCATCGGAGGACTGGGAGCGCTAACGGCCTCATGGCCGGGGCGTTCACTTACTACTAGCGTAGAGGTGAATTATGGTACGCACGAATGCGACCACATCGGGAAAAGCTGCGAAGCCGAAAGACTTCAACATGCCGCTCCCAACCGACCCACTCGAATTGATTCACTCGGCGATAGCCAAGTTGAGTCCATCACCCAAGAATGACTACCTTCGGGCGTCATACTTGAGCAAGTTTGTTTCCGAGAACACTGACTCACCGCAATTGCGGCGAGAAAGGGCCATAGAGAAATGGCGGGCTACCGAAGCCCGGAATGCGGAGACAAATGAGCGTCTCGACACTACCGACCCAGGCTACGAAATTTTACCTGGAGTCCGTTGGGACCGCTTCTGTGACTGGACGCGCGGGTTCATCTCGCGTATCATCGGGGAAACCGTGCCTACTGCTGCCCTTGTTGGTGGCTTTAGTGGTGGTGCCTCGACGAGTCGTAAGAGAACTGACGGGCATCCCGCCCTTAAGTTCGTCGGTAAAGCAGACGTCACAGACTCTGCCCGTGAATGGTTTCGAATCTCCTTAACTGAGAGCGAAACGTGGTCCTCGACCACGTCAAGCTTTTGGGGTGTGCAGGCCTTACGGTCTGTGCACGGTTCGAAGCTGTTTACTGTGCCTAAGAACACACAAATTGATCGTGTGGCTTGTAAAGAGCCAGACGTCAATATGTACCTCCAGAAGGGAGCCGGAAATGTAATCCGGTCCAGGTTGCGGTCGAAATCGGGGATTAACCTGAACGACCAATCTCACAACCAGAGGTTAGCTAGGCTTGGTTCCTTAAATGGTTCTCTCGCTACGCTTGACCTTTCTAGTGCCTCTGATTCAATCAGCAGGTCACTGGTGGAACTCTTCTTACCGTTCTTGTGGTTCGACTACCTGAATGATATCAGGTCGCACCACATAGAGATCGACGGGGAGTGGCATACGTGTGAGATGTTCTCTTCAATGGGCAACGGCTTCACTTTCGAGTTGGAGTCGTTACTGTTCTTCGCGTTCGCGAAAGCAGTTGCCTATTTCGGAGGGCATAAAGGTGCCATCTCAGTATATGGGGATGACATAATCGTCCCCACGAAGGTAGCTGACGGTCTAATCGCCGTCTTGGCGTACCTCGGCTTCTCGGTTAATCCCGATAAGTCGTTTACGTCTGGTCCCTTTCGCGAAAGCTGCGGGGGCCACTACCACCTGGGCTCTGACATCACCCCGTTCTACATAAGAGGCCCAATTAAGGACCTCGTGTCCCTGATCCATTTCCTGAATCAAGTAAGGGTGTGGTCTGCACGAGGAGAAGAGTTATTCCTATCGGAAGACCTCTGGCCTCTGTGGCATGAGTTGTCAAAGCTTGTGCCCGTATGTCTTCGGGGCGGCGACTTGACTTCGGCAGGAACTGGTCAACTGATCAGCCCGGATTGGCCGCGCAAGCGGTTAGTCCAAGCTTATCGGTCCAAACCACTACCTGTCGAAGGCGTCTACCTGTCAACCCTTAGCGCTCTTCAGAGACGCTCAGGACCACAGGACACGCCGCGAGTGAAAGATGATTCTACATCGTCTGAACTCCTTGTTGTCGAATCGCATTACTGGCGCAAGCCAGCGGTGCGACGGCCGTGGCACGATTTTGGACTTCACTTCCTCGCGGAGGTGATGCCGA